ACAGTATTGTGGAAATATTATGTGAAGTTACTTCTTATGAAGATTCACGTTTACGTTCAATCGCAATTTGCTTTTGGCGTTGCTTTGCCCATTTGATTGTAGCCCCTGCAAAGTCTCCTGAGTGGGGGTCTAGCTTACTCATAGGTGCAGCAATAAGCCTATGCGACTCTTGGCTACATTGTGAACAGTGAGTTATCCTTTTATCGGACTTCACAAATAGTTCGTCTATGTACCCACATGTACTACATTCAAAATCAAACACTCGAATCATTAAGGAAATCCTCGTATGATTTCTTGATGCTAGTTTCAAATCCAAGGAGTCTGCCTATAATATCTAGCTGACCCTTTTTGTAGTACAAATCTTTATCATCCTTACAAAGAACAATATCTCTAATGGACTCTTCAGCCCCAGTGAAATCTTCTAGTAAGAACTTCCATCCCTCTGTCATAAAAGTATCTTGTAAACTTTCGTAGTACTTTTGTAACTCAGGGTCTTGTGTTGTTGACATTGCGTTTCTCCCATGTTAGGACGCAGTTATAAAGTAAAGGGAGTCTATCACAGATCTCCCGTAAAGTCAAGAACTATTTCTAGTTATTTAAGTTCATTTGTTTATTAACGATAGTTTCTTTACTGACTATCTCTCGTTCTTTTAATACTAACTCTGCTAGTTTTGCACGTTGAGCGAACTCTTTCTCGTCCTGATCACCATCTTGAAGGTTAGTGGACAGTACTTTAAGGCGGTCAGTCTCGGCAGCTATGGGCAAGAGTTCAGTCTCGGTAGATATTTTGGACGCTCGTGCTGCGGATTCCTGTGCCTGACCTTGAAGTACAGCGATGTATGCTTGCTTCTGTTGATTATCCATTTCAGCAGCAGCTTGAGCCACTGGATCTGGTACTGCGGCCTCCTTGAGTTTAGCTATTAAAGTTTCACGATTAGATAGGTTCATATTGTCTACGACAGACTGTATGATCTCTGGGTACATAGGAGAATCTGCTGGCATTGTCTGTAGCAACTGAACTAACTGGGACACTTCATACTCACGAGCAATAATACCCAAGGAGCTAGAAGGAATAAACTTATAATCACCTACTGGATACTGATCAGGGTTATACTGCATGTACCGCCACGCAGCTTTCTGAATAAATGGAATTAAGAAACACTCTTGGAAGTTAATCAAGGTACGCTTCTGTCGTTTAATGATAGCACCTAGTCCCATTGACACAGCAGTAGGGCTAGTCTCACCATTAATAGAACCTGCAAAGCCAGCACTATCAATAGCACCTGTAGCTTGTTGTACCATCTGCTGTAGCTGTGTAGCTTGAGAGAAAGTAATCTGATCAACGCTACCAAAGTTCATAGGCTTCAGAATATCGTTAGGATTACCATTAACAAGAATAGATTTTCCTGGCCTCACTTCTAATTTAGCCCCACGAGGCAGCCTAGAAGCGTCTATAGCCATCATTGGGTGGACAGTTAAGGCTAGAGCATCAATACGTGCGCGAAGCTCTGTGTCTAAGGCTTTCTGGCTGTTGTAACCCTTCTCGCAAACACCTCGTCCCCAGAAACGACTAGGTACAACGTCCCAAGGGAAAGCAACAACAGGACGATCCTGCATCATGTAAGGATTTTCTTCTAGTTTTAGTATGTGTTCGCCATTAGCTATAACAGCAACTACCTCAACGTAGTGCTCTTCCTCTGGCGTTTCTCCAGATAGAGAAATAATCTCTTCATCTTCGTCTTCAAGATAATCCTCCAACAAATTACGTGGTAACAAACCATAATATTTAGTAAGGCGTACTTTATCTTCATCATATGCGTTAATTTCTTGATCTGCTTCAAGATATGAAAGAGTACTCGCTCCTGTAATGTCAACATCTTTGTAAATTCCCTGTTCAATTAGTGCCTCTACTTGGTGCATAGGGACAAATTCATCTATAGCTACACCTAATGCCTCTTCAATAGAGGTTGCAGTAGGATCAATGAGGAAGTTCTGTGGCATAATAGGACGTAGAGAACAAGTTACTTCTGAGTTCTCCTGTACGCCTACAGTCATAGTGCTTCCATCCAGTGCTGATTGGATACTAGGCTTACGCCTTTTAGACTCATGGAGTACAATCTCTCCAATGCCTGTACCAAAGATAGCACTGTTAATAATACATTCAGAAATATGTTGACGAGTCCTGTTTAACGCAAACTCTTCAGTTAATTTCTTCTTTAGATAATCAATGTCTACTCGCTCTGGATCATTCATGTCATCATGTATGTCAAAGAACTGACCACGCCCAAACGTAGCTTCCTCAACCTCAGAAACAGAACTCTCAACAGCCTGTTGTAATGCAGGATTGATTAGGCGTGAGCGTTCACTCTGCCGCAAGGAGTCTTCACCTGACCAGACACCACGCCATAGACGATAGTACTCGTCAAACTTATCCTGATAGTTGGATTCAAAGTGATCACGCCAGCTTTCACACTTCTCCATGATCCAACCTTCAGCCGATTCCTGCATCAATAAATTATTTTCTTCTATCATAGTTTAATATCCTGCTATAGCATCCATATATTCGTAATCATCTTCTTCATATTCATAGACATAACTTACCTGTGCAAGCTGATCTATGTACGCTAAAGAATCTATTAAATCATCATGCACCAAATGATTAGGGAACTGAAATAATTGGTCAAGGAACTCTGTGTTCCAATCTCCCTCATTGAGTGTAATGTTTCCATGTTCAAATCTACCTTGTAAGGCCCAGACAATTCGATCAGTCTTCTTCTTGTTTCCGTGAGTTAACTCTTCAACACGAAAGAAGGTCTGCTCTTGTTTCATCAGGTCGGTTAAATAAGGGTACACTGCATTCTTTAGTGCGCCTTTCTCAATACCTACAGAGATTGGCTCGTAGTATGCAACAGCTTGAAAGATCTTCTCTGCTGTCTTCTTAACGTCCCATCGTCCATAAATAATTTCATCAACCCACCAACCATCGGGGCCACACTTAACAACAGAAATAGAAGTTGTGTCTAGTTTCTTTTGCTTAGAGTTCGTTGCATGTGCTATGTCAGCAAAACCAGCGAGGTCAACAGATATATAATACTCACCATCCACTGGCTCATCAGTATCAAACTGTATCCATTCCTCTTTAAATATTGCACCACCACCAGCCTCAAAAGAAGCCATAAACTCTTGACGGAATGCAAAGGATGACATACTTAACTTAGCAGACTCAATCTCTTCTGGATCTAGTTTAGGATTATCATAACTTGTAAAGTGCCAACTCTGGAATGATGGATCATCACTCTCACCATGACGGAACAAATCATAGAAGTGGTTACGCCCCATAGGAGTCCCTATGAATAACGCATGTCCCTTCTGGTCAGCTAGTGCTGGTCGTAGTATCTGTTCCCATACTTCGGGCTTCATGTCAGCATACTCATCCATTACCAGAAACTTCAAACTAATGCCACGCATAGTCTCTGGTCTGTCAGCACCTTTTAGGTTTATCGTTGCCCCATTGATTAGCTTGATGGCTAGGTTGTTTATGTGACTACTCTGTACAACAGGATGGGCCAACTCCATTAGAGTATCCCACATGATGTCACGAGCCTGACCCTGAGTAGGGGCAACATAAAACACATTGCCTTTACCAGAAGACAGTGCGTTAATGATCAATAGCCATGCTGCCAGCCTACTCTTACCACAACGTCTTCCAGCAGCTACTACTTTAAATCGAGTAGTATCTTCGTATACATCCTGCTGCCAAGGTAGTAGTTCTACATTTAAAGAGGTCACTCACTACTCTCGCTATACTCTTCATACTCTCCTTCAACAACGTCACTCGTAGTCACATTGCCTCCAACACCTGTGATGGTAATGCTCACTGCATTGCGTCCACCAGCATCATTCTTTTTATCAAAATAAGAAATAGGCAGAACCCTATCCATGCACATCTTTAACGCTGCTGATTGAACTGGGTGACCATCTTCCAAAGCAATTTCAATAACCTTATTGATAACCTTATCACCGCTTGTAGCCAACAATCTTGCTTTAAGTTCATTGATCCTTGCTGCATCCCCTTTAGGTCTTCCAACAGCATTTCGATTACCTTTCT